GTCTCAGTACATGCCGCAGTACTCGATTGACGATTTCGACAATCTAATAAGCGTAAATAACTGGTGAGGATCATGATACAAGTCTTGTTAATCTCGAGTGCTCACGAAGGTGATCGGTTGACCGCGCAAGAAGCCGAAGTGCTCACCGACTTCTGCTACCAGATACACGACCACCAAGCCCGGACGCCTCAGCCGGTGTTGTTCTGGTGGCGTGACAAGTCGGGCACGTCGAAAGGAATGAACTAACATGGAACTCTTAAACCTCTCTGAAGCGAAAGCGATGCTCGCAACGGCGAACCCAACCGTCACCGCGACCGACTCGAATCCGTTGTCTCCCACCGAGATCGCGCAGCTTCTGCGCCGCATCCCCGAGATCGCTGAAGCGTTCACACAGGCTGAGATAGAGCTCGCCATTGATGACCGCGGTTGGATTGGAGGCACACCGACGCTGAGCTCTGATGTCACGCCACAAGCGCGGCAAGTCGTGCTCGGCCGTGCGCGTCGTTACTGGCGCGACGATCCACTCGCCAAGCAAGCCGTGCGCGTGTGGACCAACTACTGTTTCGGCGCTGAAGGCATCTCGTACGACTGCGGCGACGACGATGCAACCAAGGAGCAACTCAACAAGATCTTTAAGCACCCCATCAATAAGCGGCTGCTCAACGCCGAAGGACAGCATCGCTCGTCCAAGAAGCTGCTGGTAGACGGCGACGTTTTCTTCTTGATCTTCGACGGCGATCCAAAACAGATTCGCTACATGGACCCGGTCCAAGTGAAGAAGATCATCACGAATCCAAACGATGAAGAGCACATCGTCGGTTACAAGCGCGAGACGGCCGACGGCAAGACCTTCTACTACAAGGATTGGGCCGGCGACATCGAGACCGAGGTTTCCAATAGCAACTTCGATCCGTCAACTATGTCGGATCCGGATACGCAGAAGGCGATTAAGTGGGAGGAAGGCGTGGTCTGTTACCATGCCGCGTTCGATGCACTGCAAAAGTGGGGCAACGGTCTGCTCAATTGCGTGGTCGATTGGTCCAAGGAGCATCGGCTGTTCATGTATGCTCGCGTGGCGATCATCCAGGCGTTAATGCAGTTTGCATTTAAGACCAACGTCAAGGGCGGACAAGCGGCCATCAATGCGCTCGCGAGCTCGTTGAAGTCGTCATTGGTCACTACTGGCTTGGCTGGCGCGCCAGAGCGCAATCCGTCGCCGGCACCAGGCGGCAACTTCTTGCAGAACGCTGGTCTGGACCTGACGCCGATGCCGCGCACGACCGGTGCGACCGACGCCAAAGGTGACAGTGACACGCTCAAGCTCATGGTCTGCGCCGGTTCAGGCATCATGCTGCACTATTACGGTGATCCGAGCACCGGGAACCTGGCGACCGCGACCGCGATGGAACTGCCGATGCTCAAACAGTTCCAAGCGTATCAGTCATTTTGGAAGGACGTTTACACGGACTTGATCTGCATCTTCCTGGATCGCAACGAGGCGGACAACGAAGCCGACGACGAGTCTGAAGTCACCGTCTCGCTGCCGCCGATACTTGACGAGGACCTGGCGAAGCTGGCGCCGTTCATCACCGCGCTGACCACCACGTTCCCTGAGACGAAGGTCGCGCAAGTGTTGAAGCAGTTGCTCCAATACTTGGACATCGATAACGTGGACGAGGTGATGGAGGAGATCAAGAAGAAGCGCGATGAGATCGACAAGCAACAGGCCGATGCGGCGAAGGTCGCCGGCCAATTGCCGAACCCCAACGCGCCGCAAACGCCGGAACAGAAGCAAGCGCAACAGAGTATGGACAAGATGGCTGAGGCGGTCGCTCAGTTGTATTCGTTGCTAAAGTAAATTCGCAATTCGCGAATCACGAATTTTGCCCGAACTGCAAACGTGGGCCGGAGGTCATCATGTGGAATACTTGGTGGCGTTGTACCATCCTGATGATGATGTGGTGGACATCTTGCGGGCAAAACGACCGAGCACCGTTCCGCAAACCGAGTCCGTGTCATCTGAAACGTACGGATTCCGTACCGTTAGTCGATCCGTTGCAAGCACTCGCCGACAGAGTGAAGTTCTGCAACCCTGACTATGAGTACGGACCAAACGAGACTCCGGTGATCGTAGCTTGTCCGGTGTTTCATAGTCCTCAACGCGACACGAACTTTATATGAGGTTCTGGTCATGTCACAAGCGATTGAGACGCGTACGTTGGACGAGCTGGCGCAGTTGGTGTTTCAACTTGAATACGGCGGCACGGTCGCGACAGTTGACGATCAGTGGTATCAGAAGCTCGAGATACTACTCGAGATCGACCGTCGCGTGAGGTATGGATTAGTGGTGAAGCTATGAGCGACATACTTCTCGAACTTACGGAAGCGATGAAGCGGCCAGGTCTCATGGGCGTGGTCGGCAAGTCCATCGAGGTGCGTTGCCGTCGCGATCTCGCCGGCTATTTCAAGAACCTCGCCGCGGACATCGCGAAGCTGAAGCTCGAGGACCTCGTTGATCAACCTGTGATACTCGCTCGCCACGCGGTGGAGATGAAGCTCACGAACGTATTGCGCCGGCACAGTGCCGTGCTCAAGACGATCCTCGAGACGAATCTTCAGGACGCGTACATGAAGGGTTGGAAGATCGCGCAGGTGCACGAAGCTGATCAGCCCAATCCGTTCGGCGATCAGATCGACTTCCTTGGACCGAGCGGCCAAGCCGCGGCGACCTACGCCGGCGAACGTGCCGGCCAGCAGATCAAGGGCGTGAACGACACGACGTTGCTGCGGATTCAGGACGCCATTGAGGAAGGAATTACGGAACAGTTAGGGGTGCCGGGCACGGCTCGACTTCTGAGGCAAGTGATGGGCGATATGCCCACGAGCCGTGCCGAGATGATTGCATCCACTGAGATGAATGACGCGATGAGCCAGGCGACGTTGGACAAGCTTGACGGTCTGGGCGTTGAGTATGTGCGGTGGATCGTCAGTCCTGATGCTTGCGATGACTGCCTTGACAACGAGGACGAGGTCGTGCCGCTCGGTGACTTGTTCCCGAGCGGTGACGAGCGGCCGCCGGTGCACCCCAACTGCCGGTGCGCTATCGTCGGAGCACGTGCTCCGAGTGACTAAAAATAAGCGTAGAAATCTCGACGATCATGCTGTAGGGTGGTCGAGTCACGCGCAAACAACCAGGAGTTGCGAACATGCTTATCAGCGAAGCTACGAAGTATCTGGTCAGCGGTAAAGACGGCGACCACCTGCCGTACACCGACGAAAGCGGTATGGTCTCGCACCGTCTGATGGGCGCGGCGTGGGCCGCGTTGCACGGCGGTTACCGCGGCAACAAGTACGAAGGTCCGGGAAAAGAAGCTGCCATCGCGAAGCTCAAAGCGCTATATAAGTCTGAGAAGAAGGACACGCCGGAAGAGAGCGACCGGCAGATTTTCTCCATCGGCTTCGCGGAGTCATATGACTCGAGCAAGGGCGTTGCACACATCACGATCATTCAACCTGGTTTGAACAAGTCGCGCACCCGCAACTATCCTGCGGAGACTCTGAAGCGCGACCACAAGGTCTTTGAAGGTGCGAAGATGTTCATGGATCATGCCACCGAAGCCGAGCGCAAGGCGCGGCCGGAAGGCAGCGTCAAGGATTGGGTCGCCGTTCTGAAGAACGTGCGGCCGAACGAAACCGGCGCGTTGGTCGGTGAAGCGCATATTATCGATCCCGTGTTCAAAGCCAAGATGGATCGCATCGCTGAAGCCGGCATGCTACCCGAGCAAGGCGTTAGCATTCGTGCAGTTGGAACTGCGACCAAGGCGAAGATCGACGGCGTTACCGTCAACAATATGGAATCGATTGACGGCGCGTTGTCCGTAGACTTTGTGACTTTCCCCGGCGCTGGCGGCCGCGTCGAGGCGTTGGAATCTGCCGCAAACATCATGGTCGACGAATCGGTCGATTATGAAATTCATCCGAAGGGAAAAACAACTATGACTGAAGCGGAAATCAAAGCTCTTCAGGACAAACTGGCCGCCGCCGAAGCCGAAAATACCAGGCTGAAAACGGCTGCACAGGAATCCGAAAAGAAAGCTCGCATCGCCGCGGTGCAAACCGTCGTCGCCGCGAAGCTGAAAGAATCCAAGCTGCCCAAAGCGGCTCAGGAGCGGATCGTGAAGCAGTTCGAGACCAGCGAGAGTTGCGACAACATCGCCGACGTGATCAAG